GCTCGGAAAGAAGACGGGCATTCTTTTCCGCATAGTTGATTCTAAATATCAAGACGGAAACACAAGTAACGGATCATACGAAATGGGAAAGGGAATTATCACTATCGACCTGCAGAGTGATAACATTCTCGGAACTGTAGCGCATGAAATGACACACTGGATAAAGGAATATGCAAGTGATGGAAAAGACCAAGGAATGTACGGATGGTTTAAGGGACTTGCCTTAAACAGCATTTTAAAATCCAAGAACACGGATTTAGATTCCCTTATTGAAACCTATAAACAGTCCTACGGAAATTTATCCAATGAAGAAATCACGGATGAGATCGTTGCCGATTCCACTATGCACTTCTTAAATGACGAGGAGTTCATCAATAAGTTAGTGAATGGAACGGAAGAGCAAAAGAGCCTCGGAATGAAGGTAGTGCAATGGCTAAATGATATTATCGAATCATTCAAGGATTTAATCAGCCATAACGGGGAGAGACTGGCAAGTAGAGCATTAAGAGAAGACCTAGCGAGATACGAAGAGACTCGGGACGCTTGGCTTGTTGCGATGTCAACAGCAAAGGAAAACATGGCGAAATATGAAGCGGTAACAGAAAACAGCGACAGCGGAGAACTGTCGCAGGTTCAGTTGCAGAAAATTATTGATCAAGGAGAAGCGCACGAACAATTACTTGACCATATCTATCAGACAGGCTCTCACAATAATCAATATGTTTATATTCAAGAGACGCCGAAAACCCTTACTAAGATTTTGGGAATTGATACTTTACCTATGGTTATGAATATAGAACATATAGTTTCCGTACAGGCAAAAACCAAAACTGAAATACAGCAAAAGTTAAATTTGACACCGCAACAAACACTAGAAACATCACCGCATAGTTTAACTGCAAAGGAAATATTAGACGATATAAAAGCAATCGATAATCCTGCATTTATTATTAGGTCGGATGACCCAAAAAAGGATTGTAGCTTTGTTGTGGTGACGAATAAAACAGATAGCAATGGGGACAGAGTTATTGTGGCTGTACAGCCTTCCGATAACTTTAATTATTCAAAAATTAGTATTGTTTCAAATAGAATTAAGTCGTTATATGGGAAAGAAGAATTCGGAACTTATTTAAAAGGACACAAAAATGACTTATTATATATTGAACCTAGCGAAAGAAAGAAACATTATACTTACAAAAATACAAACACAAAAAATAACAGAGGCACAGCCCCAGCTTCTCTAAGCCTGGTCTTACCCGCAACCTCTGTCGTTGGTTTTAATCTAGCACGCTTTCAGATGGATGTCAACAAGATTCTTCAAAATGTAGACCCGAAGTCAAGAAATAATTCGACTAAAGTTGAGCCGTATTTTCAGACTGAATTACAAAACTTTGTGAATTCACAGCCAAACAATACTGGAAACACAACATCGGGAACGAACACTCTTCATCAGCTGGACATTTCCGAAGAATACTATAACAGCCTTGTAGAGGAGAATGAAAACCTAAAGGAAGAGAATAGCTATCTATCCGATGTGCTGAACGCAGAAACAAGATTCGAGCCGTCAAGAAGCGATGTAAACCGCATTGCAAGTGATTTACTTTCACAGTACAATTCGCAGTTTAGTAAGGCAAAGCTTGCGGATCAGCTAAGCGGTTTCTATAAGTATCTTAACGAGGCAAGAGATATTGAAGGTGGAGAGGTGCGGAATGTAAGCCGTGCAATTGCGAGAGAGGTTATAGAGAATGCCACCTACAAGGAAGATTCCGAAGTGCAGGACTATAATAAGATAAAAGAGTTCTTTAGCGGAAGACCAATCTACATTACTGAAAAGGAATTGCACGACCTAAGATACGAGAAGTTCGGAGACCTTAGAAAGCAGTATTTCGGAAAGATTGATTTCAGAAAAGCGACTGTGGAAAACGGGGGAAATGCAGACAAGGTATATAAGAGTTTTGCAGAAGCGTTCCCTTACCTTGCTGCAGGCGATAAAACCTATTCCGACGAATTGAATAAGCTTATCGAAGCATACGAAATGTCTATCCCTAAAGTGTATGAGGCTTTCCCCGGAGAAGAGCAAGAACACGCAGTAGATAGGCTTTCCGATGAAATATACGACGCTTTTCTTTCTGTCGGAGATGAAAGACTTTATCAGAAGTATAAGGACGGCTATAAGAAGATAAAGGAAAAGGCGAGAGCCGAAGTGCAAGCGGAGTTTCAGAAGAAGTATAACAAGGCACTTGATAAGATTAAGCAGCTTAGAAAAGACTATGAAAATAGTCTTATTAGTCATGAGGAATTTATAGACGCAGAATCAAGGCTCTTAAGCCGTGGCGGTGCGGAATATCAAGCCCGCCTTGAAATGCATAGAGCCTACAAGCAGAAGCAGGACGAGCAACGCCATAGACAGCTTTATAAGAAAGAGATTGTAAGGGATAGCAAGGCCTTAATGAAAATGGCGGTAAATCCGACTGATAATCTCCATGTGCCGAAGGTGCTACTAAAAGATTTAGTGCCTGTGCTTTCCGCTGTAGATTTTTCTTCTTATGATGCTTTCTATGAGAAGAAGCCGAAAATCGAAATGACGGCAAAGGAATTTGAGGGAGCACTTGCAACATTAACAAGCAGGATTCAAGATGCAGAAAAGAACGGTGATGTTTTCACAGAGGAAAACGGGAAAGGGGTATATTTCCCTATAGATCCTAGCTTAGTAGAAGGGCTTAGCGAGATAAAGGACGCTGTAGATGGAATCGGTGGAAACATGAACCGATTAAGTACGGAAGACCTGCAGACTTTGCGGGATAGCTTGCGAGGATTCAAGCATATAGTAGAAAGTCAAAACAAGTATATTTCCATGCAGAGCAACGAAAGAATCAGCGATGTGTCCAATGCTGTAATAAGCGACCTTAAGAAAGAAAAGACAGGCTCAGAGTATGGATGGGGTATAGGCACAATAAAGAACGGCTTGCAATTTAATATGCTAGACCCGCTTAGCTATTTCCACACGATGGGAGATGGTGGAGACAAGATCTATAAAATGCTTAGAAATGCAAGGGATAAAAAGACGCTTGCATTTACGGACATTATGGACAAGTACCATGAAGGTATGGAAAAACTGGGAATCACTCCAAAGGATACAGAGGGTCTATCAAAAAAGAAGGTGCAGTTTACGGCTACAAGCTTAGACGACATGCAGGGGCATACTGTAGAAATGACCAAGGCAGGCTTAATGTCGATGTATCTTTATACATTGAGAGACCAAGCAAGAATGCACCTTTTCGGGGAAATAACAAATAGCGAAACAGGCGAACGGCAAGAGGGCGATTTCAAGCTTGGCGGTTTCATAATCAAGGAAAAGCCGAGAGGAATTCTTGGAAAAACCGCTAATGCTGCAGAGACCTATAAGCTGTCCGCAAAAGAAACAGAAGCGATTATAAAGGAACATTTGGGAGAAAAGGAAATTGCGCTTGCTAAGTTAATAGGAAGCCTTCTTTCTAATGATGTTGCAATGTACGGAAATGAAGCAAGTAATGCGGTTTACGGCTATGATAAATTTACGGAAAAGAACTACTTCCCGATTAAGGTGGATACCGATGTCCTGACCATGAAAAATGCAGACCTTGAAAAAATGATGTCTACCCTAAAGAACAAGGGCATGACAAAAGCACTGCAGAAGGAAGCGTATAACCCTATTGTCATTGATGATATTTTTGATGTAATGGTAAAGCATATTGACGAAATGACTTCCTATAGTGCATATTTCCCGGCAATTACTGATATGCAAAAGTTCTACAATATGAATAATGAAAACGGCGATTCCGTGCACAGACAGATATCCCGTGTCATGGGTAAGGGTGGAACGGATTATTATATGAACCTTCTTAGAGACTTAAACGGAAGCCGTGGAGAAGATACAGACATAGGAAAAATAGCTTATGGATTTTCAGGATTATACAAAGGGGCTTTAATCGGGAATAATTTGCGTGTAGCGGTGCAACAACCTATGTCTTATATGAGAGCTATGGCGGCAATTGAAACCAAGTATTTAATGCAAGGCTTATCCCTTCCGTTAAATGAAGCGAATGCGGAATGGGAACTTTGCCAAAAGTACGCACCTATAGCAAAATGGAAAGCTATCGGAGGATCTTATGATATAAACTTAGGACGAAGCACAAGAAGCCTTATGACAGGGGAAACAGGCGTAAGAGACAAGATGAATGCCGTTAGCTTTTATCTTCTTGAAAAAGGAGATGAAGGAGCATGGAAGCGTTTTTGGTATGCGGCAGAAAAGAAGGTCGAAGATACTACAAACCTAAAGAAAGGATCAGAGGAATACTATAAGGCGGCGGCAGATATATTTAATGATATAGTGGATAAAACGCAGGTAGTTGATACCGTCTTAAATAGAACCGACGCAATGAAGGATAAAACCGCAATGGCAAGAACTATGACCTCCTTTATGAGCGAACCCTCAAAAACCTATAATATGATGTATCGCTTGATTTATGATGTGAAGAGGGGAAAAGCTACTGTCGGAGAAGTGGGAAGCGTTCTTTCCAGTATATTGGTAAGTAGTGCTATGGTATCGGCGGCGGCTTCTTTGGTGTCCGCAATGCGTGACAGGGATAAGGAAAAGAAATTCGGAGAAAGATGGCTTGACCATTTCTTTGGTGATTACCTTGAAAATATAAACCCGATTAACTGGGTGCCAATAGCAAAGGATTTGTTTTCTGCTGGTATAAATATATTACAAGGAAAGCCATTTTATAGTAATAATCTTGCAACAAAACCACTTGAGGATGTGCTAGGTGCAATTAAAGAGATAAATGATGTGGCGACAGGAAAGAGTAAGAAAACTTGGGTAGGTGCAGGCTATAAAGTATTAAAAGCATTAAACATTTTCGGAGTATCCCCTTACAATATAGCTAGAGATATTGCAGCAATCTACGATACAATTATCTATGACAGTCCGCTTGCCAATGTAAAAGCGCAGTTTGAGAGAGACGAAAGTCTGTTTAAGGCGAGTCACCAAAACAATAAGGGGGCATATGACAATCTTAACCGCCTTTTAAAATCTGCATTAAAGGCTTACACATTAGGCGATACGGAAGCAGGAAACTACATTGTAAATAAGCTAAAAAATCAAATCCCGGATGATGTTGTCGATGAAGCGCTGCAAAGAACTTTGTCTAAAGACGAAACTATATCTCTCATGGCTGAAAAGAAGCTGAACGGCGAAGACTATACAGAGGAAAAGGAAAGTTTGTTAGAGCAAAGCTATACGGAAGAAATGATAAACAAAGCCGTAGATAGTGCCTATTCGAAGTTGAAACCGATAAGTAACGAGGATCTAGCAGAAAGTCTTTTTGAACAGTCGGAAGGCTACAAAGATAATCTATCCGCCTATGTCGAGTACCAAAAGGCGAAAGGGACTGATGATAAGCAGATTCGTAGCAGTATAAAGAGTGCTGTAACAAGTAAGTACAAGAAGCTTTATCAAGACGCAATAGGAAATCCGGCTGTATCGGATGAGATATTGAAAAAGATATTGCGGATCACCTACGACGGAAAACAGCTCTATACGGAAAAGGACTTGAAGCAGTGGGCTAAATAGTAAAGAGGGGGCAAGGAAACTTGCCCTTTTCTTTTTTTATTGCTTGGGAATAAGAACGCCCTTAACGCTAGTATGAAGAAAAAGCCCATAGGGGAGAAAGGGGGAGAGTGAATGGAGATAATCACAAGCAATACATTTATCTTAGGGGTAGTAGGGGCGATCTTTGCAAGTAGCGGATTTTGGGCGTTCGCCTTGTATGTATTTCAATCACGGCAAAAACTAAGAGAGCATGACAGAGATATTCTTGCCTGCTTAAAAGGCTTAATGAATATAAGAATCAGACTCCAAGCAGAGGAATACATTGCTAGGGGAAGCATAACGAATGCAGAGTATCGGGAACTAATCGAATACCTATATAAGCCATATAAGGCAATCGGCGGAAACGGATTGGCTGAAAAGATGGTAAGAGAGGTTGAAGAACTACCGATAACATCAAGAAAGGAGTAAACATGGATTTTGGAATTGGATCAGTAGTAGCAATCACAGTCATCACATACTTAATCGGTATGGGGTGCAAGGCGTGGGAGAAGCTGGACAGTAAGTTTATCCCGGTTATTTGTGGATTTGTCGGGGCAATCCTTGGAGTTGTGGCAATGAAGACCATGCCGGATTTCCCTGCAAAGGATATTTTAAACGCTGTAGCGATTGGAATCGTAAGCGGTCTTGCTTCCACGGGAGCGAACCAAGTTAAGAAGCAGTTATCTAATTAAGAAAGGAGATGTTGCCATGAGTAAGAATGTGCCATTTGAGAGATACGAAGGAATCGATGAGGACACAAAGAAGCAGGATATCCCCGTTCCCAGCAAGGGGCAGGCTGATAATTCCGTTCACCCTGTCGGCTATGGTCGAGGAGTCGGAGAAGAGGATAAGGAACATGGTCCGGGGGTAACACCGAATCCCGATAAGACTACAGGTCCGGGAGTGAATCTGAAGAAGTAAGGACTAGGGGGAGCGGTCAAGTATCGTTCCCCTTTTTTGAAGAGTTGAGAAAAGTTAAGAAGAGTTGAGAAAAGTTGAGAAAAAAGTTTCTCATTTTGGAAAGGAGGATGCATGAACTCTTATCAAAGAGGGCAGAAAGCATTGTGCGGAGATTACTTTAAATTTACCCCGAATGGGGCGGATCAATTTAAGCGTGCCGGGCGGTGGCATACAAAACCACAAGCGGGCGATGTATCGTTTTACTTTAGCACAGAGAAAAATAGAATAGCACATGTTGGTATAGTCGATGGTGTCATAGCACAGGATTTAGAGGCATTGGAAGGAAATACATCCGGTGCAGAAAGAGACAGAAACGGCGGAGAGGTGCGGAAGAAGAGATACAATAATTTTAAGGTTGCACCGAGAGCATGGATCTGCGGATTTGGAAGACCTGTATATGGGGATGATACTTGCACTGTAGAGGAATTACTAGAGGTTGCAAGGCAAGAAGTCGGATATGAGGAAAAGACATCCCCGCATAGCCTTGATGATAAACACGCAAATAGAGGTAATAAAAACTACACTAAATACGGAGCATGGTACAATGGAGGAGAGGCACTATCCGAATACTGGTGCGCAGAATTTGTAAGTTGGTGCTTCTATCAAGCTTGCAAGCTACACGCAGAACGGAAAGCCTCTAGGAATGCACAGGAGACCCATTTAGAGGGTTGGAAGCAGCAGCAGGATAAATGGCTATATTACAAAGACAATGTGCCTGTATGGGGCAAATTTGAATATATCAATGGCAGGTGGTACGCATTCGACAATGCGGGATTTATGATTAAGGGATGGCTCAAGACCGATGAAGGGTGGTACTACCTTGGTGAGGATGGCGGTATGCTTTCTTCTCAATGGCTAGAGGACAAGGGGAAGTGGTACTACCTTACTAAGACGGGATTAATGGCGACCAATGCTAGAGTTAAAAAGGCACGAGGAGAAGGGTTCGACTATGTAGGAGAAGATGGAGTATACAATCCCATAAAATCCTTTATAATGGGTGCAGACAATCGAGTTGAAATTGTCGAATAATTATATAAAGTAGTGCTACTTTGGAGTAAAGCCGACCACGAAACCGCCCACGAAATTTTAAAAACCTAGACTTTATGCGGAGTTTAAGGGGATTATATGGGGGTTCGAATCCCTCATCCCCTGTTATCAGAAAACCTTAGGAAGATAGCCAAGAACGGCTTGAAACCTAAGGTTTTTTGCTGTTTTAGGGGTGTGAAACAAGAACGCATATTCCGAAAAAAAGAATGGTTTTTCTAGGGCACCCGCCCACGAAACCGCCCACGCTTTTACTGGTCATTGTTAAAATGATTTAGATATTTTTCCGAAGCATTTTCCAAATCTTCCGTAAGGGCTTTTCTGTAAATCCCCTTCATGATGTTATCGCTCTTCCACCCGCCTAATGTCAGAATAACGGAATCGGGTATTCCTAGGGCATGGGCTTTACTGGCAAAGTAGGAGCGTAGGCGGTGTATGCCGAAATGCGGCAAGTCTAATGCCTTTTGTGCAGAATCCAAAGCGCAGAAAATTTGATTTAAACTTCCCTTGTAAACATAGCCTTGCTTTCTGATTTCATCCGCTAAGTCTTTCGGTATGGGGATTTTTCTGTTGCTTCTTTCCGTCTTTGTGTAATTCTGAATGATCCATTCGTTTTTGCTGTTTAAGACCTTTGCTTTGGTGATGGAGATATAATTATCGTCTGATAGGTCGGAAAGGCATAATGCGCCTATTTCTGAACGCCTCAAGCCCATTGCGCCAAGGTATACAGGAATGTAATGCCTGCTAAGCCGTGGGGATTCTTTTAGATATTTGAAAATCTGCATGACTTCCGTTTCGGAAGGTGTGTAGATGTCTTTTTGCTCTTTCCTTGGGAGTTTTGTTGTTAGTATAAAGTCTGGTCTAAATTCTTTTATGACAGCAGAAATAAAGCCATGCCTGTTATGGATGGTCTTAGGCTTGAACTCTGATACCATTGAATTAATAAGCTTAGTAATGTCGTGTTGCTCTATAGAGAAAAGCTGAATACTTAAAAAGGATATAGGGATAGCTTTTAAAGCGTTTCTATATCCTTTAATCGTAGAAGCCGACAGCACATTTTCTTTCGATTCAATGTATTCTATAGCGTATTCTTGGAAAGTTCCTTTTTTTCTTTTCCTGTTAAGAGAGTCTAAGTATTGCTGAATGAGGAATGCTTCTTCTCTTTTGTTCGGCTTTTTATCTGTAGTTATAGAATGTTTCTTCTTGTCTTTTTCGAAGCGGATTCTATATCGTCCGCTCTTTAATCGTTCTATTGCCATAAGTCACCTATAAAAAAATATTATAACAACGAGGTATTGAAATAAGAACATTTGTTCTATAAAATAAAGACATCGCTACTTTAGTATGTGCAGGAGAAAAAGGCTATGGACGAGAAAGAACTGATACTAAAGTACCTTGATAAGGCTAGCAAGAAGGAGCTGAGGCTAATCCTGTTCTACATCAAGGCAATTTTAAGACTAGGGTAAAACCTAGTCTTTTTGTTTTTCTTCCTTTGCGTTAACAATATCCTCCGCTATCTTTTCCAGTAAATCCCATTCTTTCTCGTCAAGTCTAGCAAGGATGGAAACAAGCTTCTTTTTAAAAGTATCGTCTACGTCCGCTTGAAGGCCGCCTACAAAGGTGGCTATTTCCTCCTCTCTTGCCAAGTTGTCAGTAATTAAGTCTTCCCTATGGATTCCAAGTAGCTTGCACATTGAGTCTACTTTATCCATCCTAGGAGTTTTTACACCGCTTAGCCAGTTGTATATAGATGTTGTTCCTACGCCTAGTTTCTTTGCAAACTCTGCTTGTGTCATCCCGGATAGGTCAAAATAATATCTAAGGTTCTTTGAAAAAACATCATTAAATGATTTGCTTTTCATAATGCGCCCCTTTCACTATAGCCGCTTTACAACTTTCCTACTGAGCTAATAATAATCACATTTAGCGGAAAAGTAAACACTAAAAGTGAAAAATTATCACAAAAAGTGTTGACACGCGCTTAAAGTGTGATATACTCAATACATAGTCAAGGATTCGTCGAGCAAGAAAGGAGGACAATGTTTGAAGGATATAAAGATTAGTTTAGCGGCTGCGCGTGTCAATGTCGGACTTACTCAAGCGGAAGTTGCGAATGATTTAAGAATATCTAAAAAAACACTAATTAACTGGGAAAAAGGAAAGGTAAAACCTAGTTATGCAACGATTAAAACCCTGTCAAGCCTTTATAAAATCCCGTTAGAAAATATTTTTTTGCCTAAAAATACCACTTAATGTGATAAAAATACACACTTTTAAAAACAAAGGAGCAACACATGGGAATAGAAAACTATCACATCACATTAAAAATCGAACTCGACTTAGACCAACTCGGCTATAACGAGGACGAAGCACAGGAACTAGCAACCAGCTACATTGATGACTACTTAGATGAACTGTTCCGAAAGGATAACAACATATCGGACTGGGTCATTGAGGCAGAAATCAATCGCAACTATTAGAAAGGAGAAAGAAAAATGGCGTACTACAAAGTTAAAAATACCGTAGAGGTTGAGATTCGTGTCGAAGCTGATGACGCACAAAGTGCTAGGCATAAAGTTGCAATGCTGATATTCAACGGGTTTTTAAACCCTGAGGCTATACCAACTTTAGAAATTAGAAGGTCAGAAGTGCTGTTGGAAGACTAAGAGAGATATAGGGCAGGCAATTAGCCTTCTGATTCCTGTAACTCAACTAGACAAGGACAGAATTAGAAAGGGGCAGAATGAAAAAAGAAGAGAAAGAAAAAGCAAAAAAGGTTTTAGAACTAGCTTCAAAAATGGACAGGCAGGAAAAGGATGTATTCATAAGCTTTGGGCAAGGCATGGTGCTTATGAAAGAGAGATTAGAAAGAGAGGAGAGCAATGCCGAAAGTACGACTTGATAAGAACTACAAAAACAAACGCTTTGATAAAGCAATTAGAGTCCATAAAGCGGATAAGGATTTGACATTTAAAGAAGTAGCGGAGTCAATCGGACTCACAGAGCGAGGATTCCAAAAGAAAAGAAAAAACGGAAACTTCACATGGGAAGAGTTATGCGGAATTTTTAGAACCTTGGAATTTCGGGATAACGAGAGGCTGGAAGTCATGAGGGAATTTGCATGATTACAGAACGGAACAAGCGAATTAAAAAAGCAATTCTTTATCACAGGGTAGATATCGGAGAATGTAGCTTGCTACTGGGATACAACAGAAAAGAATTCAATGTAGTACTGAATGAAAGAAAGCTGAGCTTAGGGCAGATTATCGCTGTAGCAAATTTCGTAGGGTTTACAACAAGCGAGATAGTAGACCTATTTTTCTAAAGGGGGAGTGATGAAAAGAAGAACTGCATTAAAGCTTATCCGCTACGCAAAGAAAGCTACCAAGGCTATAGCGGTGGTTGACGGTATCGGGTGGATGATTCTCGTTACTTTACTGGATTCTGAACCGCCAATCGGTGACATAGTGATGAAGTATTTCATCTTAACAATGGCAATCCTCATTCTTTGCCTAGTGCAGATGGAAATACTCGACAGAATAAAAAATTCCCTGAACGCTGGCACGCCCAAGGGAACAAATAAAATTAGAACAATTGACATGATACCAAAGAAAGGAAGAAAAATCAATGGCAACACTTTACGAGATAGCAGCAGAATATATGACTCTTTTAGATATGGCGGAGGAAATAGACGAGGAAGTCTTTAAAGACACCCTTGAAGGTATCGAGGGAGAGTTAGAGATTAAAGCTGACAACTATGCGAAAGTTATCGCTGAACTGGAAAACAGGGCTGAGGGTTTAGACAAGGAAAGCAAACGCCTTGCAGAAAGAAAGAAGGCCATTGAAAACAACATAAAGCGCATTAAGGACAGCTTGCAAGGGGCAATGGTTGCTACAGGTAAAACAAAATTCAAGACGGAACTTTTCAATTTTGGAATACAAAAGAATAAGCCAAGGCTTGTACTTGATAAGGGCTTGGAAGATATCCCAATGGATTACTACATTTTCCAAGACCCGATAGCGGATAAAGAGAAGATTACGCAGGACTTGAAAGAAGGAAAAGAACTAGATTTTGCTCACCTTGAACAGGGTGAGAGCCTACGGATCAGATAGGGGGTAGGAAATGAACTTCAGATACTTAAAGAAAGATGAAATAGATTGCCGTGTGTCAACTTGTAATCAAAACGGCGTGTCCTTGCTCCTCTACAAGGATGCAAGAGTAGACCAAAATATTCTTGATGAAACCTTCAGCATTTTCGGATGGCAAAGAAGCCACCAACTTATAGACGGGAATCTGTACTGCACAGTAAGCGTAAAAAATCCCGAAACCGGGGAATGGGTAAGTAAGCAAGACGTTGGAAAGGAATCCAATGCAGAGAAAGAGAAGGGGCAAGCTTCAGATTCCTTCAAAAGGGCGTGCTTCAATCTTGGAATCGGCAGAGAGCTATACACGGCTCCGTTTATATGGATTCCCAAAGAACTGGTAACGATTAAAAAAGACAACAAAGGAAAAGATACAACATCTGACAAGTTTTCCGTCCGTTCCATCACGATAGAAGGTGGGAAGATTGTACAGCTTGAAATTCAAAACGATACAAGAAAGTGTGTAGTTTACACATTCGGAAAGACTCCGGCAGAAGAAAAGAAAGATAGCAAGGTGCAGGAAGTAACGGCAAAGAGAGAAGCAGAAGCAAAAAAGGAATTGGAATTTATCGACAATGATAAAGCAATCAACGTAAAGAAAACCTTATTTGCCTGCAAGGTAGAGGAAGGAAAGCTACTAGAGTATTACCACATTCCCGACTTTAAACACATGACAAACGCACAGTTTAACGACTTCGGGAAGAAGTGGAAGATTCTTGCTAAACAGTGGGGCGGTACGGCAGATATTAAGAAGGGGGCATAAATGGAATTAAGGGGCACGATTAAAGGCTTGGCAAGTACATTTCCGAAAAGAAAAATCCTA